TTTCGCCATTTAAAAAAGTGAAAAATGAGATTTACGAGCTGTAATTCAGCGCTCGACTTGCTTACCACTTCATGCGTCCTGCTGTCAAAACCAGCGACTTCAGACAGGGTCACGCTCACTAGAAATTGTGGCCATGTGAAAACCTGAGTTATACTCAGGAAAAATCCATGTTCAAAATCTCATCATCGAGAGCATAACTCGTCAGCTGTAATACAGCCCCCCATTCGGCCACCGAATGGTACGATTTTGTTCTTGCCTGTTAGCAGATTCGTAACTGCTATATTTATAAGGTGTCTATCCTTTTGCAACTAAGTAGTTGCGGGGTCATTGCCTTTTGAGACAAAGTAAGCCACTGGACATCCCGTAAAGAACGCCAGGGAAAAATCTTCGCCTGTACTAACAAAGCAATGCAGACCAGCCTGGTCACTGGTCCCTAATTGCCAAGTCCCGCATACATCATGGTACTGACCATGATTCAGATTGTCAGTCGACAACTGTGCATACTTTGCCGGTGAAAACCGGATATTGGTATAAAAGGGAAATTCCACTTCTAGTGTGGGGTTAAACTGAATGCTCGTGGCGTGAGCACCATCCCATGTATGCTGAAGCAAGCCAACATACTGACGCGTTTGAGCGTCGGTTGAATCGGAATTTTGTAAGCCTACTGTAAAGTCAGAAGCAGGCGTCAACCCTGGAGATTCGTTCCGCGTGACGTACCACAGGTCGTCTTTCGCGGTCGCACCCCCAAAACGAATGTACTTCATTCGCAGACCTCCACGTCTGCAAGTGAAGGCTGGGGTCAAATAATTGAGTAGGGTCATTTCGCAATAATTGTACCCCGTGGGATATGTTGGAACATTACAAGCATCAATAGCACCTGGAGCATAGCCTCGATATAGAGGAAAATCAGGTAAGGAACGAAAACGCCCGATTAAAGGGCCGTTCTGATCTATAGTCCATGTTCTATAATAATTGTATCGCTTCAAACACTGCCTGAAAGATGTCACTGGATCGCCAAAATAGACGAGTCCAGTCATGTCTGAAGGACTAATGTGTGATGCGATGTGTTCGGAAGAAGATTCTCTCATTGGAGCGTTCTCCTCCATTGTATTATCCGCGTCTGGATGTGATTCAGATGCCTCTCCCATTTGAGGCTCGTAAATCATGCCGGTTTGCGGTTCCAGAGTGTCTTCATCCCGTGGACTGACACGAATGTTAGTAAGATCGTCTGACATCGATCCTAACCTATCACTCATAGTGTCGATCCGTGAATGAATGCGCTGCAGTATTGCCAACAGCACGGCGACTAGCGCAGTACCGAGGGTTGCTGCAACAGAAGTGGTGGCAGTAACAGTCTCAGCATCACCCATCTGAGGTTGAAACCAGACCAAGTCCTGAATATTCTCGGAACTTGGGTCAAACACTTCAAAATTGTCACCGGCAGAAACGAACACATTCACCTGTACGTCATTATTTGCTGTGGAATTCGGTGTAGTCAAATCATTGACAACATATACCGAAACTACTCCATTGGCCAATTGGCCTGGATCAGTCCCAATAGCTGATGTCGCATAAATTGGCGCACTGACTCCTGGCGTGCGGTGTTTAACCATAGACCGCTCATTCCCCCATCCAACTTCCAGGGTAAAATCCTTCTCCTTCGCTAAATCTATGATATGCGTGTAATTGGTGTTGTATTCGTTCGTCTTCGCATATGACGGGTCATAAGTCACTTTGATCCTTCCCTTGTGATATGCAGAAGCAACGATTTGGAATCTATATTTCATAGTACCTCTCCAGAATTTGAACGGTAAACTCGCGAAACAACATGCTGGCATATGTATTTCGGAACCGTTCATGGTCCATGTCACTGGGTTGACTTCTGAATTCCACAGAAGCGTTTCAGCAGTCGCTGATTTTGCCCAATTGAAAGAAGTGAGGTAAGATTCTCGTGTCGCTATCGATTTCACAGTCATTTCGTCCTTCCCTCCTAGACCCATTGTCCTTGGGTCTACCGATAATTCCTGTTTACCGTCCAGTGTCAGTTTTACTGAAGTATCAGATGCATTAGCATTGGTCATGTTACCTACATACGCTGGTCGATATGGATTTTCATCTGCAAGGACATTAGGACGGCTGTAGCCAAAATGCGATGCTATTCCTGACACGGCATTGGCAGCCATCTTTGTTGCCTTCGCAAATGGCGTGATGGTCGGAACACCTTCCAAAGCGCCGGCCACTTTTGCGACCATGTTTGCAGGTTTTGAGATCGCTCCATCCTTCTTGAACTCATCATTGACTTCTCCCATCTGCGGGGACAAGGCTGAAGGCTCATTCGAGGTTGGGACGGCAAGGGAAACATCCTCAGCCCAGACGAAAACCGAAAGTGTTATATCATCTGTAGCTCCATTGGCATGTTTCAATTGTTGCATCCCGTGAATGTGCATCTTTCCCATCTCTCTCCAATCTTGGGCAGGAATGCGCAACGCATTTTCATACCAACAGAAAGGGAGAGTCAATGTTCCACCCAGGGAGTTTGTGGGATCCAGGTAAACGTGTGGTCTCTGCGAAGCAGCAACTACATCGGCCAGTACCCACGATCTATCCTTTGTGAATTGATCCAAGTTAGGCATTGGATTGTACGAGGCAATCGCTCTTCCATAATAGAAGCCATTCCCGTTCAGCACTAACCGCACTTTCAGCTTACACCTCAGAAGATTATAATTCGTAATCCTATTGAGAACTCGAGGGTTTTCAAAGAAGTCAGACCATGGATTAAATGTTTGGAAGAAATTGCTTCCAATAGTCCACGAATAGCTTCTTGTCTTGATGGGACGTGAAAAGAAATTCTGAAGGTCAGCGTCATTCGTATCGGCTATTGCGAACGTTGGGTCGGGCATGCTGTCGACTTTATAGTCCCAATGCTCCGCCTGATCGGCAAACGTCGTGATTTGGTGTCTTGTTTCTCTATTTTCTTCATTTATTGTTATGTTAAAATTGTTTGTAGCAAGTCGTCATTCACCCTACAGCACATGACTCAATGTACTGTGGGTTTGTCAGTCTTGTACAGTGGCTATCTGTTCCCCTAAACAGGGGTACTCCACGAGGGGAGTGCCCTCCAGGCAAGCCTAGAAAGGTCCATCGACTGACTCATGTGGACCATATCCGGTATCCAATACCTGGACCGAAGGTTTCAACTTTTGATCGCACCTCCAACAAGCGATCAGAGGAATGAGTTTATGGACATCTCAGGTCAGTGAACTCCCTTAGGAGTTCTTCTTTTTCTTGGAAAGCTCGATCAAGGCAGCAGCAGCAGCCATTCTCTTAGTGTTGTACTTTCCTCGTGTTTTCCTAGCCTTGGGCAAAGGCACGTACTTCACAGTGGGTGCCGTGCTTGGCCGAGGCAGGATGGGAACATATTCCCTGCCCTGAATGTCATATTTCTCCTTGTAGGTCGCCAAGACTTCATCATACGTCTTGTAGATCATTTCACAACCATGAGAAATCTTCGATTCAACAGCGATCTCGAGCATCTGTGCGCGTCGCATTTCATAGTGGTCGCGCCCATACGCAAACCATTCCCGTAGTGCTCCATCAATGATTTGCATTGCTTGGTGTTCTCGAGTGATTGCTTTTGAAGCAAGGACACAATGAAGTGACTTGAAGATAGAATTTTCATCCAAGGCCCCCATTATTAGTCCTGTGTCCTGAGAAAAAATGTTCTTGCGCTTAAGCAAATCAGCATCCTCATCCTTCATGTACTCCGTAGGCTCGGACTCCTTATCTGGCATAGTAAATTTCATATCCCGATCGGACAAGAACTTTGCGACAGAGATATGATTAAACTCTGGGAATATCGATTTGACAGAACTCTTTGCGTCATCTCCATATGTGATCAGAGAACACGCATCCTTGAAATCCGGAAGATCCTTTCGGTCTTTGCAGATCTCATAGTATGCGCACCTGAACAATAGCGAATTGACAATCGAATTGATGTATACTGTCAAATTTTGCCCCGAAGGGTTCGATCCAAAATGTTGTATCAGATCACCATTGTATGCCATCAAGGGGTAGCAAATGTCAGTCGCAATACCCTCCATGATGCAGATGTCCCGTTCACTGTAGCCACAGTGTTCGGCTATATCAATCATCACGCGGAAAGCTGCAAACATAACTTGAGCTGGCATCCTGAGATCATACTTGCTATAATCCCCAGCAAGAATGCGATCAGATCCGTACCGCTTAACATGCTTGGCTAGTTGATCCCACTCGGGACCCTGGGCGTTGATGCCGACGGCACACTCGGAAACCAAAGGCACCATAGACATCGCACGAGCAATTGGAAGATAGTACTTACGTATCAACAGCTGGAATGCTACTGGTGCTCCTTGGAATACTCGCACTTTATCTTTGGTCAATTTTGTAGGTTCATCTTTTAAACAAGCTTTGAAAATTGGATAAGCTCGTTCCCCTTTCAGGTACAATTCTTCCATTTCGTATGCATGCTTCCAAAACATCGAATCCAATTCCGCAGGACTCTGATGAGTGGGATGATCATCGGGATCAAGAGGCGTCAAGAAGTTAGCTTTTGGGCCTGACAGAGGATAACCGACTGAAGTGTTCGGTGGCATCTTTCCCATGATCTTAAACCCGTCCCTTCCGCACACTGTCTCCATCTCAGTCAATGGTCGAATAGACGCCTTCAGTCCAGGCATCCTATCGAGTGTAGTGATAATAGCTCTTAACAAGCTCTTTCCACTCCTAATCAACAGGGACCCTTCGACTCCAGAAGAAGTGCAGGTGGAGTGTTGCAAGGAAGCTTGGAACGGCCAGTTCTTATTGAACTTTGGTGGTCCCCACTTCTGCTTAACTCCGGTCACTTCCTCAACTTTATCGGAAATGACTGTGGGTTCAACATCAGACTGGTATGTGGCACGGCCAATGCACTGTCCATAGTACTTGCAATAAGCCCCCACTGGTAGCCAATTTATGGCGCTCTTGGGATGCACATCTGCGCACTCATAGTACTGTATCCCGTAGATCTCTTTGGGAATGTAACCTTCGCTTTTTGCCAAAACAACAGACGGCAATTCCTTCAATTTCTTGAAGGCATCGTCAAACTGTGTCCTGGTGAAAAGTCCGCAACACCCCTC